AATCGAAGTCGTTGACGTTCGAGTTCGTCATGTCCACGGTGATGCCCTGACGGTGGAATAGGGTCGCCGACTTGAAGTCACCGACCAGCACCGTGCCGGCCGCGATACGCGGGGTGACGACCACGGGCAGCTCCCACAGCGAGTACACGTTCGGGGCAGACGACTGACCGTACGAGCCGTTCGAGAACGGGCCACCGGCGTAATACTGACCGTTGGCATCCTTCGCCTTCCGGATGTTCGCCCAGTCGGTCGGGTTCATCACGATCGCATTGGGCTCGACGAACGAGTTGAACCGGATCGCGGTGATCTGCTCGAAGATGTCCTCAATGACCAGTGACGGCGCCGCGAGGGTGCCAGTGGACTCCGAAGCGATGGCCGTTTGGAGGCCGGTGCGCTGGAGCAGACCCTGGACCTCCGGGTAGCCGGTGCCGTTCAGGACCGCATTCTCCCACTCACGCTGCACCTGACCGGTGAGCAGGTTCTGCAAGAACGACTGCACAGCCGGCACGTCAGCGAGAAGCTCGTCGGTAATCTTCTCCAGGACGGCGACCTTGCCGACCTGCTCGTACTTGCGGACCAGAGTCGCGTCGGCGTACGGCTTCGCGCCGCCTTCCGCGACACCCGCCGCAGCGATGGTCTCCGCCGACTGCTGCACGTACGACACCGAAGACGTCGACGTCGACGCCGAACCCAGCAACTGCTGCACCAGGCACGGCGCATACAGGATCGGGACGATACCGGGCAGGTAGTCGGGCATCGCCAGCGTTCCCGCGATACCACTGGGGAAACCACCCGACAGGGACGTACCCTCAGCGACGGTAACGGCCGCCTTGGTGCCGAGTTCCATGCCGAACTCGACACGCTTGCGGGCGCGGATCGCGTCAGCAGCGTCCTGGAAACCCTTCGAGGTAACGAAACCCTCGGGGCCGTGCTTGACCTCGGCCTTCTCCTGCGGGGCGCCCTTCTCGCCGGCATCACCGGACGACATGCCAGCAGCGAGCGACGCCGCCTGCTCGGTCACGTAGATCTTGTCGGAGAAGTCCTTGATCTCCGACTGGATGCGCTCCATCTCGGTGCGCTTCTCGGAGATGGACTTCTGCTCGTCCTTGGCGACGTTCTGAGCCTTGACAGCCAGTTCGCGCATCGCCTCGCGGTAGTTCTCAACACTCATCGCGTTGCCTTTCGTGGGCATGAAAAAACCCGCCGAATGGTTCGACGGGCTGGATCGGAGTTGTTTGGTTATTCAGTTGTGGATGCCGGCGGTTACCGTCATCCGGTCCAAGCGGTCGCTTCGATTTCGGCGAGCATCGCGGCCACTTGAAGTTCTTTGTCGAACGACTTCGCGTCGTCCTCGTCTGGGTCGGGCACACCCATCTCGTCGAGCAGCTCGTCCGACTGCACGTCGGCGGCCTGCAACAGCGCCAGGGCCTGCTGCACCTCTTCGGGGCACCCGGACACGTCCACGCCGTCGATCAGCGCGAGAGCCTGATCGATGACGGCGTCGAGCCCGGCAGCGGTGTCCTCCGGCGACCCGTCATCTTCGGAAGCGGTCGCAGTCTCGGCGGGTGCAGCAAGCGCCTTGCCGCCCGTCGAACCCTGCGCGGCACCAGAGTCATCCTCGGGGCCAGCCGGTTTCGCACCGAGCGCGAGCGCGTGATCGTGGATCGCCTGAATGTGGTCGGCGTCCGACTTGCTGTTCCGCGCGCCGGCCTTGATCCCCTTGGATGCCAGTACGAGCGCCTCACGGTTGGATGGGATCGCGACGAACGCCCCGTTTAGCAGCTCACGGACCTGCTTCGTGGTCCCGTCCTTCTGCTGCGACTTCTCCGTCATGAACGCGACGCTCGTGGTCCGGATGTGGCCCTCATTGACCAGCGTCCGAACCTCCTGCGCACGCGGCAGGGACGAGTAGGTGCCTCGAACGACCATCCGCCCGGACTCGTCGATCGTCGGCGTGCCACTGCCGACGGTGGTCGCCACCGACATGCCGTGGTCAGCATCGAAGGTGATGTGATCCGGGAGCGGCTGCTTCCAGTCCTCCGGTTGCAACTCATCCCCGTCGCGATCCTTCGCCTTCGTCGACAGGACCACCTCGAACGACCCCGGAAAGGTGTCGTCCGTGTTCTGGATCGTCGCGTCCTTGTGCTGAACGTTCATTTCTTCTCCGCTCTGATGCGCAATTGCTTGCCGCCGTTGCCAGTAGTTCCAGCGGCATTCGCTGCATCCGCCGCGGCCGCATCCTGTTGCGTCTCATCCATGAGGTCTTGCTGCGCCGGGGTGGCCGGCAGACCCGTCTCCGTGAGCGACACGCGCTCGGCCGGCTTGCCCAGCTCTTGCAATGCCGCGTTCGCGTACAACTTGTCGGCAACCGGGCCAGCGTCACCCAAGTCGAACAACGGGCGAGCCTCCGCAGGCTTCATCACGCCGCGCTCGATCAAGTTCCCAACCGCCGTCGCCCGAGTCTCAAAGTCGCCACGCAACACGTCATCCAACGCAAAGAAGCCCCGCAAATCACCGGACACGTCAAAGTCGGGCCGTAGATACTTGTCGACAACATCCTCGAAATCAGCCAGACGCGGCGTCATCGTGTCGCGGTACAAGCTGCGCATCTGCTCCGTGATGTTGCTGAACGTCGCATGGTCCAGGATCTGCACCACCGGTGGCGGCACGTCATACACGCCGCACACTTCCTCACGGTTCAACTGCCGCGACTGGATGTACTGCATTTCCTCGCCCGTCAACTGCGTCACAACGGGCTTCATGCCCTCCTCGAGCACCAACGTCCCACCCATGTTCGACGCACCCGAATGACGCGCATCAACCTGCGCCTTCAACCGGGTAGCAGCCGGCTCAGACAACGCCGCGGGAGCCGACAACATCAACGACGGACGAGCCCCACGCACCCACCACGACTGAATAGCCCGACGCGCCGCATCCTCATTCGCCAACGTCGACCGCAACGGCTCCGCACGCGACATGCCACGCATCTCGTTGTCCGGGTTATACCGGCGGAAAGGGACCACGTCATTCTCGGGAATCTCAAGAATCCCGGTCGAACCACCAGCCGATGAACCGCCAGTCGTGAACCGGTAAACCGTGTCGCCATTTGAGTTACGCACCAGGAAAACCCTCGACGGGTGCATCGGTGCCAAACCCATCACAGGACCATTCGGACGCGGCCGGATCTTGTACCAGAACGCCTCGCCATACAGCTCATACGTGGTGAACGTCCACCGGAAGAACGCGTAACGCGACATCACCGGGCACGGGTCACGCCACAACTTCCCGAACGGCGTATCCGACGCCAACGCCCGAGCCTTACCCGGACCGGCCGTCATATCCCACACGTCAAAACCGAGCCGTGCACCCGACCCGGAAACCTTGTCAATCACCGCAGCAAGCCACGGCTGCGCCCGGTACATCGCTGAGAACGACGCGTAACTGTTATCGAGGGCGAAACCGTCAACGGGATAGAAATACCCCTCGTTGAGCATCGGGACCGTCTCACCCAACGCCTGCAACGGAACATTGATCGGCTGCCCATCAGAAATGATCACGCCGAAATCACCTGACCAGACACGACAGCCAACTGCATAAACGACACGTTCGCGCGGTCCACGTAGACCTGACCGTCAACACGAGCCGACCCCTCAGACGAATGCGCCAACGCATCACACAGCACCAGGCACCGGTCATCCGCATCGATCAACAGACCATCAAACGCCTCACCCGACTTCAAAGTCACCAGGAACCGCGTGCGCAAATGTGCCTTGATGATCCGGTCACGATTGCCGAACATGCGGACCCCCTTCACAGGTCGAGAACGATGAAACCGCGTTCCTCGTAAACGGAGGCGGTAGATTCTTGCGGCCGCGTCAACAACCAATGCGCGCCAGTGACCGCTATCAACGGCGTAATATCAGTCGGCGACTTGCGCCGATCCCACAGGAACGCGCCCTCCGCCGTAAGCTTCGGAACCGCCGTAGCAGCAGCCACATCAAGGACCGGCTGAGGTAAATGGGTGACCTCGTTGTCGCGTATGGCGTCATAGAATCGGCCAGTACCGGCTGGCAGATCGGGGCCTTCCCATTTCTCCACCGGCAAACCAGCCACGACCAGCTCATCCAACAAACCGGAAACCGGTGCGCCACGACCCTGACCGGTCACAAATTCGATCACATCGAGGCGGGCACGCACCCACTTCTCAACCCACTCGACACCAGCACGAGAGGCGACGATCTCAACCTGCGCGCGACCGGCCGCGTCATAACCCGCGAACGCGATAACAGCACGAGAACGATCCGGCGTCACATCAACGCACGCCTGAACCTTCCCCACGATCTGCGGCGTCTCACCAACGCAACGACCCGCATCCCACGACCCCGGCGGGAACGGCCCCTCCAAGGTGCCATCCGTCCACTGACACAAACACTCAGTACGGAAAACCCACTCCGGGTCCGTCTTCGCAGCGGACGCCAAAGTCCGCAACGTGATGCTGTGACCCAATGAAGGGTTCGCCTGCGCGAGACCATCCAAGTCAGTCTTGTCGCAACCCGGCGCAGCAGACCACTCGAAGATCCCGAGCGTGTCATCCTCGACCGCGAAATCGTCATCCACATCCAAGTCGTCATGCTGCTCGAGCAAGTCATCCTCGGACGGCAACAACGACGACGGATCATCCGCGGCGCACACACCGTCCGGGTCACCCAACGCCTTATGCGCCATCTTCCGCAGATACCGCAACACAACCGACGTCGCATCGCCCGCATTCGACAACGCCCACACCTGCGCATTAGGGCGAGCGATCGTCGTCTTCGTGATCGCGCCCCACGCATCCCACGACTGGTGCTCACGCAACTCGTCCAACAAGATCAGGTCACCCGACAAGCCACGGCCGGCGCGACGGTTGGCCGCCTTCACCTTGTACCGTTCGCCCGACTTCAGCTCCAGGGCCTTCTTGCCGTTCGTCTTCACGACCCGAAGCTTCTGCTCATCAAGCTCAGGCGTTTCCTCGACAATGTCGACAGCGCCCTGCCATATCTCCTCGGCGACATCCAGATCCTGCGCGGTACCGATCACCAACGCAGTCCCGAGCACATACACAAAGAACAACGCCAACACTTGAGACAGCGTCGACTTACCATTCTGCCGCGCAACCAACACGATCACATTGCGGAACCGGAAGCTGCCATCCTCAAGCAGTTCGAGCGCGTGAATCAACAACCACCGCTGCCACGGGAAAAGATCAATCCCGCAAACCTCAGTCGCGAACTCAACCACCGCGAACCCCAACGACGTATCCGCCGTCAAATCACGCAACGGCGGCGTGAAGATCCTCGGCTGCTCGCAACCCTTACGCGCCGGTGCCGTGCGCAATCTGCAACCTGCGCAGCTTGCCGCCAGCCTTCTCCAACGCCGCCGGCTTCTCGTCACCCATCGCCCGCGTAACATCCTTCAACGCCGACAAGTACGCCACAACAATCTGACCCGACGCACGATCACCCTGCGCATCAATCCGGTCAGCGATCACACGACACAAACTCACCAACGCCGCATTGCGCGCCTCGGTCAGGGAAGGCTCACTCGCCAACGTTTCCTCAAGGGCCGCACGAATCTCACCCACAGCACCCTCCCAGGATCAAAAGTTGGAAAATGGGGCGGGGGGAGACGGATCAGACCAGCGGCTTCCCC